AACTGTTGGTTCGTTCGCAAGTTATATCTCACGACAACAGAAGACGAACAGTTAGTTCGATTCTTTCAAATTCCATTTAGGAAGGAAATAATAAATGCAAGATAACACACAAATGCTTGCCGAACAGTTGAAGAGCAAGTGGTCCCCAGTTATTGACCACCCAGAACTCCCAGCAATCGGTGATGCATACAAACGTAACGTAACAGCAGTTCTTCTTGAGAACCAAGAGATTGCTATGCGTGAACAAGCCGGTGCTGAGTGGGGTGGACTAAACGAAGACGCTCCAACCAACTTTATTGGTGCCGGTTCAGGTGCTGATCAAGCAGATGGTGCCGGTGGCATCAAGACGTTCAATCCCGTCCTGATCTCACTCGTCCGTCGTGCTATGCCTAATCTCATGGCATTCGACATCATGGGCGTTCAGCCAATGACTGGTCCTACCGGACTCATCTTTGCTCTCCGAGCCAAGTATCAGAGTCAGAGTAGTGCTGCAACAGAAGCACTCCACAACGAAGCACTCACTCGTTTCTCCGGTTCGACCGGCAGCGATGTTTCCTCGCAGGGTACTGATCCGTTCGCGGATACCAGTGGCATGTCCGGTGATGGTCAGTATGCCGGTAGTACGATGGGATCGTATCCCAACGATAGTGCTATGACTACCTCGCTTGGTGAAGCACTCGGCGATTCGGGGGGCAACCCGTTCGCCCAGATGGCATTCAGCATCGACCGTACATCGGTAGTTGCTAAGACTCGCGCCCTCAAGGCAGAGTACACTAGCGAACTCGCACAAGATCTCAAGGCCGTTCATGGACTTGATGCAGAGACTGAACTCGCTAACATTCTCTCCAACGAGATTCTTGCCGAGATCAACCGAGAAGTCATTCGTACCATCAATAAGGGTGCCAAGTTGGGCGCCCAACAGTCTGATCTTGCCTATAGGACTGGTACCGCCCCGGCTGCCGGTGAAGGTGGCGGCACCTTCGGCAGCGTGCTTACTAAGGTCGGTGGTATCTACGACTGCGTTCTGGACTCTGATGGTCGTTGGTCCGCAGAACGATTCCGAGGACTCTTGTTCCAGTTGGAGCGAGAAGCCAACGAACTCGCCAAGCAGACTCGTCGAGGTAAGGGTAACATCCTAGTATGCTCCTCAGACGTTGCTTCAGCACTCGCAATGAGTGGTTGGTTGCAACTCTCTGGTGGTGATGCTGGAAACCTCGTAGTCGATGACACTGGTAACACCTTTGCTGGTACGTTGATGGGTGGTAAGATGAAGGTCTACATTGACCCATACGCTACCGTCAACTACTGCACAGTCGGTTATCGTGGTTCGTCCGCATATGATGCTGGTATGTTCTACTGTCCATACGTCCCATTGCAGATGGTGCGTGCGGTTGGTGAGAACACCTTCCAGCCCAAGATCGGATTCAAGACCCGCTACGGTCTTGTGAACAACCCATTCGTGGGTACCTCGTATGCTGATCCTACTCTTGTGTCAGCGAACCGTCGCAACCAGTTCTATCGAATCTTCCGCGTAGATAACCTCCATGGTATCAACTCTGGTGGAACTGCCTGATAGCAGTAGTCGTTAGAAACAACTAAATACAGTTGACAACAGGGGGGTGGATAAAACCACCCCCCTTTGTTGTTGTCAGAGGAGATCTATATGTCACCAGTAATCGATCCAAAAGACCTATACACAGCACCAGAAACAGTCACCACTCCGGGTGCAATCAATACACAATCTGATACTGTCAACTACCTATACCCCACCAACTATAGGTTCATCCTTACTCGCACACCAGCGTTGACGTACAACTGCACGAAGGCTTCGTTGCCCTCACTAGAACTTCCAGCCGTGATCCAAGGAACCACTCTTGTGAATGAAGGTAAGGTGTCCGGCGGAAAGATATCCTACGGAGATCTGACAGTATCTTTCCTTGTTGATGAAAATCTACAGAACTGGCAAGAAATTTATGAATGGATGCTCACTCTTGGCACATCATACGACCCTAGATTCCCCGAAGCAGATGAGAAGAAAAAGTACTCGAACGCCACATTGTCTGTTCTAAACAGTGCAATGAGGCCTAAGTTTGAGGTCGAGTTCAACAACATCTTCCCCGTAAGCCTCGGAGGTATCGACTTTGATTCTAGCGTGTCTAGTATGGACGCCTTTGTAGTGGACGTTACGTTCGCCTATGACTACTACGAAATTCGTCCTCTTTGATGCTTGACAGAACCCCTTAGCCGGGGTAGAATTATGATATGAATATGGACGAACTGAAAGCAATGATGTCTTCTGACTCGAAGGTGGATGACACCATTCTAGATCAGGAGTCAACCAAGATTCCACAACTCCACAACAAGTACCTGAACCTTCTGCACGAAGAACGGCTTCGTTACAAGAAATTGGAAGCAGATCACAAGACTCTCTACCGTCACAAGTGGGAGTACTACACAGGGAAATTGGACAAGGAAGAACTGGACAAATTGGGATGGGAGCCATTCCAAAAGAAGATCCTTCGTGGTGATGTGAACATCTATCTAGATTCCGACTCTGAGATAACCACCTCTACTGCACGAATGTCCTACTCTAGTGCCAAGTTGCAACTGATTGAGGACTATATGAAGTCGATCAACAATCGAAACTGGAACATCCGCAATGCCATAGAGTGGCGGAAGTTCCTACACGGGTCATAGTATTGTGGTAGAGATCACCGTCAAAGACTCGGTGTACATCCACATCGATTGTGACCAAGACATCGGGAAAGAACTTACCGACTTCTTCACGTTCATCGTCCCCGGTGCTGAGTACACACCTGCATTCAAGTACCGCAAGTGGGATGGAAAGATCCGTCTGTTCAATATGTACAAGGGAGATCTCTATCGAGGTCTTCTGTCCTATGTCATCAAGTTCTGCGAGGACCGTAAGTACAAGTGTCATGTCGAGGAAAGTCTACGACCCTCACATACAATGTCACATGATGACGTAGAGAAGTACATGACAGAGTTCCTACGCGCGTACGCGGGGGGACGCGAGATCACGCCACACGCGCACCAGATAGATGCAGTCCACCAATGTCTCAACAACCCGCGTACACTTCTCCTGTCCCCTACTGGATCCGGCAAGTCCCTCATCATCTATGCACTGTTGCGTTACTATCAGAGTACCACAGACAAGAAGATCCTCATCCTTGTCCCTACTACCAGTCTGGTAGAACAGATGTACAGCGACTTTGCTGACTATGCATCAGACATAGAATGGGATGTCTCGGACAACTGCCACAAGATCTACTCCGGGAAGGAACGAGTAGCAGACCAGCAAGTGACTATCTCGACTTGGCAAAGTCTCTACAAGATGCCCAAAGAGTTCTTCGATCAGTACGAGGTCGTGTTCGGTGACGAATGCCACTTATACAAAGCCAAGTCGCTCATCGGCATTCTAACCAAATTAGACAACTGCCCAGTACGCATCGGTTGCACAGGAACCCTAGACGGAACCAAAGCACATCGTCTGGTGATCGAAGGTCTGTTCGGTCCTGTCTATAAGGCTGCATCCACCAAAGAACTGATTGAGAAGGACATTCTATCAGAGTTCGAGATCGATTCGATCCTACTGAAGTACCCGATGGAAGTATGCAACTCTTTCAAGCGATTGACGTATCAGGAGGAGATTCATAAGTTAGTTTCTCTAGACATACGCAACGAATTCATCGTAGAACTCGCTCAGAGCGTCTGTGGGAACACCTTGGTCCTGTTTCAGTACGTCAATGACCACGGAGTCCCTTTATACGAAAACCTGCTGGAGAAACACTCTGGTAAGGTCTTCCTCGTCCACGGTGGAATCAAGGCAGATGACAGGGAAGAAATCCGGCGTATCACAGAGCAAGAGGACAACGCGATCATCGTTGCATCCTATGGTACGTTCTCGACTGGTGTATCTATCAAGAGGCTGCATAACATCATCTTCGCATCCCCCTCGAAGAGCAGGATCCGGGTGCTACAGAGCATCGGAAGACATTTACGGAAGTCAGTGTACAAGGACAAGGCAAAGTTGTTTGACATCAGTGACGATCTTCGGTGGAAGAAGTACGTCAACCACACATACAGGCATTATAAAGAACGAATAGAAATTTACAGATCCGAAGACTTCGATGTGACTCCGATCTGTATAAATATAGGGTAGTACTACAGGAGACATAGAATGTCACAAGCACAATCTTACAGCATGTTTGACGAAGTTACAAAAAGCGATACTGTCGCAAACCGATATAAGGCTCTCTATATTGGTGGGGTTGGAGGTACAGTTGATGTCGAACAACGAGGAAGTGGTATCACGGCATCCTTTGCATCGGTGCCAACAGGTACCATTCTCCCCGTCAGGACAGAGAAGATCTTGGATTCAACAACCGCGACGAACATTATTGGGATGAACTGATATGACTCACAATCCCCTACCGAACAAGGATCGGGGATTTCGGGTACTCAAGTTAGTCACAGGTGAAGAACTTGTTGCTCGGATAGTCCGATCCGATAAAAATAATCTATTGCTAGAACGACCTATGCGTGTGATGGGTTGTATGATAGAGGATCCGAATGATCCAAGTGGTGCAATCCAACGAGAGATAGTCTATATGAATGACTATCTAGAACATTCCTCAATCCAAAAGGTCAAGATGCCGAGGAATGCAATCCTGAACATTCTTCCCCCGAACAAAACCATTATAACTGCATATATTCAAACACTAGAAAAGTTTGATCGTATAGACCAGTTATATGAGAATATGGAGAAGATGATGGATCAGTCGATGGATGAGATTCCCAACGAAGAGGGTATGTGTGATTTACAAGACAATATCAGGGAAGCAATTTCCGGGATAGTTAATTCTATTTTGAATTCGTATGGTGAATCGCAATCATCAGCCGAAGAAGAAGTTGAGGATTGGAATGAAGAAGATGTTGATAAGACCCGCGACGACTGGGGTAATGATTGGACCGATTGGTCCCCGAATCTCAAAGACTACTGAGTCTCTAGTCTACTTAAAGAATAATAGAGTAGTTCCCTTTGAAACAGGACACTGTATGTATAAGATATTAGAAACTGCTGTCAACCCTATTGACACATTTTTTTTCTGTGTTATACTACATATGTTGAATAATCAGAACAAGGAGACATGATTTGGCGAAGAAGAAAGATGATACGAGCAACCACTATGTTGATAACAAGAAATTCTATGCGGCGTTGTGTGAGTGGAAGGCAGAGTACGTTGAAGCAATGGAATCTGGTGATGAAAAGCCTCCACTTACCAACTACATTGGAGAGTGTTTTGTGATGATGGCAGAAGGACTTGCTAAACGAGCCTCCTTTTCGGGTTATACATTCAGAGATGATATGGTTGGAGATGCTATAGAGAACTGTATTCTATATGCACACAACTTCAATCCAGAGAAATCAAAGAATGCCTTTTCTTACTTTACCCAGATGATGTACTATGCGTTCCTTCGACGTATCCAGAAGGAGAAGAAGCAGTTGTACGTCAAGTATAAGATGCTAGAACAAATGGATGATTATACGGGAACTGTTCGGTGGTCTGAAGAAGACCCTCACGAAAAACTATCTGCACAGAAGCAGTTTAGGCTGAGCGACAATGATATAGAGAAGTACACTCCCAAGAAGAAGAAGAAGAAAGGCAGTGGTGGGATACTGGACGCCTTACTATGAAGATCCCCATCCTAACGGATACCCACTTCGGAATTAGAAACGATTCGAGTCTATTTCTAGACTACTTCTTCAAGTTCTACGACAACGTGTTCTTCCCTTATCTAGAAGAGAACGATATCACGACAGTCATCCACGCAGGAGACTTTCTGGATCGTCGTAAGTACGTCAACTTCAACACACTCAATCGAGTTCGGACGGAGTTCCTGTTTCCTCTATTCAGTAAGTACAACATCAAGATGCACTGCATTGCAGGCAATCACGACACATACTTCAAGAACACCAACGAAGTCAACTGTATCCGGGAAATCTTCTCGGATCAATACCCAGACAACATCAACTACTACGACAGTCCACAGGTTGTGAACTTTGATGGAATGGATATTGCATTTCTACCTTGGATCAGTCAAGACAACGAAGAGAAGAGTATGAAGTTCGTTGAAACTGCGCCTGCTGAATGGCTCATTGGTCACTTGGAGTTCTGTGGGTTCGAGGTGATTCCCGGAATCAGACACGACTTCGGACATGACCACAAACTCTTCTCTCGGTACGAACAAGTAATCAGTGGACATTTTCATACAGGCTCTGAGATGGACAACGTGAAGTATCTTGGCTCGCCATACCAGATGACGTTCTCCGATGTCGGTGATCTCAAGGGGTTCTGGGTTCTGGACACCGATGACAGGAGTCTAGAGTTCATTGAGAATCCATACGAGATGTTCTACTCACTACGATATGATGATACTGTGTCTGACTATGGCGATCTACTAGACTCACTCGACAAATACAGCCAGAAGTACGTCAAAATCTATGTAGCCGAAAAAAAGAAACCAGAATTGCTTGACAAGATTATAGATTCGTTGTATGGTGTAGGAGTCCATAACCTCACCGTCATCGAGGACATGGATGGAAGCACTAGCAAGGATGACAAAGACGATGATGAGGATACAATGAATAAGTCCACCATCGATCTCTTGGTCGAGGAGGTTCGAGGGAACCCGAAAGTGAATGACCAAGAAAGAGTACAGAAACTCGTCAAAGAGTTGTATCTGGAGGCGTTACGCCAATGAAAACTGAACGAGAATCGACAATCTATATTGCAGGTCCGATGAGAGGCATCAAGGATTATAACTATCCTGCCTTTGATCGGCAGGCGATGGTACTTGAGAAGCAGGGATGGGTAGTCATCAATCCAGCAGAGATGGATAGGGATGACGAAAA